CCTGAGCTACATCGCAGCCCTTACAGGCACCATCCGTTCGCCGGCTACGAAGGCGACTGTTGACGTGGAGTGTACTTTCACGGGCACCCCGACTCTTCCTGCTGGCACCGCGGTCTACGTCGAGGGAGACCCCGACAGCCGCTTCGAGCTTCTGGAAGACTACGCACTCACGTCGAGCCCGGAGGTTGTGACCTTCACGGCATCCATCGCGGGCACGTATCCAACTGCTACCACGGGAGACACGTGCGTCATTGAGACTCCGGTGGTTGGCTGGACCGCCGCTACCTTCGATGCCAACTCCGTTGACGGCACTGAAGAGGAAACTGACGACGAGCTGCGTGTTCGCCGTGAGCAGGAGCTTGCGCGCCCAGGAACGGGCACGGTGGATGCTATCCGCACCGACGTTCTGGACGTGGCTGGAATAACTTCTTGCACGGTCTTCGAGAACGCGACCGGCGAAGAGGACGACGATGGTCTCCCCGCGCACGCCATCGAGGTCATGGTCACTGGCTCCTACACCGCGCAGACGCTTGTGGACCAAATCTTCGCCTCCAAACCCGCAGGCACACAGACCTATGGCTCCCTCTCGGGCACCGCAACGGACGACGCTGGTAACACGCACGCCGTCTATTACAGCGAACCGACCGAACGCACTATCTACGTAGCAGTTACGCTCACGGAGGGTGCTGACTACGTTGGCGATGCTGCTGTCAAGACTGCTGTTGAAGAGTGGGCAGCGGACCTAGAGTTGGGCGAGTCCATCTACGCCTCCGACATCGTGTCTCTCGTTGCAGACCTCGCGGGTGTGGAGTGGGTGGACCTCACCGCGACGTTCGTCGAAGTGGACGACGCTACCCCCGACCAGTTGGTCTGGACCGCGGGCTCTCGTGAACTGGGAACCATCGTGGCAGCTAACGTTACCGTGACGAGCGTCTAATGAGTGACCTAGTTACCAACCACGTTGAGTTGGGACTCAACATGCTGCTGGAGCAGTTCCGGGATTCCACGAACCTACGTGGTGTCCTAGAGGCGCTCTTCGACCAGATTCAAGACCTGGAAGATGCGGTTCAGCCAATCATCGATGCTCGTAACATCGACGATGCTACTGCCGACCGTCTCGATTGTATCGGACAGCTTGTGCAGGTCCCTCGTGATGGGCGTTCCGATGATGCCTACAGGATTCGTATTCGAGCAGAGCTAGCCCTCCTGAACAGCGATGGCACCACCGAAGACCTGATTGCGGTTCTCCAGGCGCTACTGGCTCTCGCTACGCCGGATGACATCCTCGTCAACGAATACTTCCCGAAGACCATCTACATTCGCCCGCAGAACCTCGTTGTGTCTGCAGCTGATGCAGCAATCATCAACACTGCGATGAATAGGGCGAAGCCTGCTGGGACAGAGCTTCACCTCGTCTACACGGACACTGCGTCGTCTGACGAGACTCTATTTCGTTTCAGCGATGTAGCGGACACGACCGAGACTAACGTAACCCACGGATTCGACGCGGGAGTGCTCGCAGGAGACATGGGAGACTAATATGAATGTTGAGTTCCCCACCACCTATGGACAGTTCTGTGAGGGCGGCACGGTTGCGCCAGATAGTGTCTCTGCGCAAGCAGCAGGGTTCACGCGCGGCGAAGCTATTTCTGCCTACCGGCTAAACTGGATTCTGCGCGAGCAGGGCAAGGCTATCAAATGCCTCGGTATGGCGATGGCAGGCTCTGCGTTTCACGCGAACCGCGAGTACATTGGAACGACGCCATTCGGCACCAACATCGGACAGATTTACCTCGTGTATGACGAGTTCGCAGACAAGTTCTACTGCACTGTCGGTGATAGCTCCACTTCTGATTGCGTGGTGTATGATTCTGACGACGCAGAAACGTGGTCGGCTGGTGTCACGATTGACTCTTCGCTCGGCGCGACTGCCCGAACATCACAGGTGTGCTCGAACGGCACCATCATCTGCGTTGCTGCTGACAACAAAGCATATGTCTCTACGGACCTCACCGTAGCGAACATCAATCTCACCGGTAATGCATTCAGCAGCATTACGCAGTGCCGCGGCATGGGCTACTCGGGGGATGACAACCTCTTCGTAGCAATCGGCACGAACGGAACAGATGGCTTTGTCGAGACAAGCTCGAACGGCACCACGTGGACACTGCGCGCGACATTCGCCACCCTCGACCCGACCGGTATTGCTGTTGCCAACGGCGCAGGTACTGGGCGCGGCATCATTACGTTCTCGGATTCCTTCAACACATACTGGTCGGATAATATGACCTCGTGGACGCTCGATACGTCGGGCAACCCGGACATCTATCCGGCAGAGTGTCATCACCTTCCCTGCTTTACTCCACTCAATGGCGGCGGCAACTTGGGGTTGTTTATCGCTCCGGGCTCTGACGCGGGTAGTCCTCGGCTGACGTGCTCTGACAACTGGTCCGGCGGAACATGGGGACAGCTCGTGTACTACGACACGACGGCACTGCCCGCGGACCACGTATTCCCGTGCGACGACTTTCTCGTTGTGCAAACCGCCGCAGGGCTCACCTATCAGATATGTGAGTTGGCGGGGGCGGGAGAACATACCGCAAGCAGGATTCACTGCACAGCACTTCAGCTCGGCACAGCAAACAGCACCTTCACCCCAGTTCTAACCTCAACGAGCGGTAGCGCCAAATGGCGCGGCGGGCGGGGCATCTTCGCCTACGTCAACACCTCAGGCGGACTCGTGCGCTGTAACTATGGAGGCACTACCCGATGAGCCAAATAGAAACAGATATCCCTTCTAGGGAGCCCATTTGGGCGAACAACAGCCAGGCGCAGACTACTGATGCCGGAGCCAGCTACTATGATACGGGCTTCGGGGATGACGATGCCCCCGCGTCAAGCCACGTCAACTGGCTGCTGAATCAGCAGTGCGAGTACCTCGACTCTCTTCAGCGACGCTTCGCGGGAGTAACCGCAATCAATAGTTTGCGTATCGCACAACAAGGCACGTTCTTCGACCACGGCAGCCTCCTCAAGTCAACACTCGTCTACGATGAACGGTCACGGTACTGGTATTTCACCTCAGGTGGTACTGCTGGCGCGGGCGGTGTGCTCGACGACGTGTACTTCGACAGTTCTCCAGACGGAGCGACGTGGAGCTACCCCGGCACCCCTATTGACTCTGCAATAGCCGCAAACTACCAGGTAACGCGCGGAGTATCGAACGGGGTGTTCTGCGTTGTGGGATGTGATGCAAAGGCATATGTCTCGACGGACCGCACCGCCACTAATCTCAATCTAACGGGAAACTCCTTCGCTTCCATCGCCGGCGTGCGCGATATGCTTTTCGTGGACGACTTCAACGGAACAGACCCCGTTTTCCTCGCCTTCGGAGTCAACGGCACGACGGGCTACATTGAGAAGAGCACGGACGGGGTGACCTGGACGGTCGTACATTCGCGCGCGAGCTTCAAGTGTCTGAATGTCGCCGTGGGAGGGGATGCTTCCCTAGCTGGGCGAATCATCGTCACCAGCGAATCAGATGACGACTTGATGTACTCCGACGATAGTGGCGCGACTTGGACCAACTCGGACGATGTTCTCAGTTCTGCAAACTACATCCGACATATTCAGTGGGCACCCTCCCTTCGCCGCTGGCTCGTCATCGATAGCGCCGACAACCTTTGGTACTCGAACAGCACGCTCGGAACCTCATACACAGACTCTGGCGTCAACGCCTCTCATCTGTTCATCACTGACACCTTCGCTCTCTACGAATCAACCCTCAGCAGCGTCTACGAGATTCTACAGGTGAGCAGCGGGTTTGTGGTCAGCGAGCCGACGAACATTTCTTCAGCCCTGCTTCCACACTCATCCTGCAATATGAGTATCTTTCGCGGAAGCCGCGGAACGTGTTTCTACCCTGGCGAAAACGGTGACTCTATGCAGCTCACCGGCACCTCACACAACCTGGTGAACCTCTAATGGCTATACATTACCCCACACACCCAACTAGAACCCCCACCTGGGCGACAGATGCGGCTGCTGAAGTCACCGACCCCGGTGTCTCCAAAGTCTCTACTGGTTTCGTCGTTGGTGAAGCTCCGGCTGCGAGCCACTTGAACTGGCAGTTGAAGCAGCAGGGTGACTGGATTGACTTTCTCTACACAGCGTTCGCACATCCGATGGCTGCAGCTCGTCTTCGAGCGGTAGATAATGACCCCTTCGACACGTTCACCTCTGGCACCAAGTACATGATGGTGTACGACACCCTCGCGAGCTACTGGTACTGCACCGTGTCCGTTGGAGCTGCCGCAGCCTGTCGCGCTTATTCTTCCTCGGATGGGCAAACCTGGGGAACTGGCGTCCTACTCGATTCAAGCCTTTCTGGTTCGTATAATGGCTCTAGGGGCGCGTCGAACGGTACAAAGGTTATCTTCGGGCATGACCAGTACGCGAAAGTGTTCTCTTCCAACGTCGTAACTGGCACGCCGACTACCAACACCTTCAACAGCATTACCAACTGCCGTGACCTCATCTATTCTTCGACGCTAGGTAAGTGGCTCGCGTGTGGGCACAACGGCGTAAATGGGTTCATTGAATCGAGCGCGGACGGCGCGACCTGGGCAGTTGAGAATACGTGGGCGGGAGATTTCGCCAACCAGTTCGCTGTAGCAACGAGCGGCAACTACGCGGGGCGAATCATCGTTACCAACACTGTGTCGGACGACATTCTAATCTCCGATGACGGTGGGGACACCTGGTCTGAAGATACCGCGACCACGGGCGGTTTACCGTTCTCCTGTTTGCACTGGAGTCCCTCCCTCGGTCGCTGGATTGGTATTCAGGACACTGCCACAAACGACCTGTATATCTCCTCAGACCATCTAGGAAACAACTACTCAGCCGCTGGATTGAACATCTCGGGTCCGCTGATTGTCACTGATAGGGCGGTCTTCTACATGCACAACAACACGTTCTATCAGTTGATTTACACGAACACCTCCGCTGAGGACATCAGCAGCGTGGCAGTGTGGATGGGCGCGCAGTTTGTTCCCGTGTTCACGACGAATAACAGCAAAATGTCGATTATTCGCGGCTCTGAAGGAGCATTCACCTACATTCGCCAAGACGGGGACGCGATGTTCTCAGACTTCGCGCCGAACAGCTAATGGTCGTCCAATGCTTTCCCCCGCCGCCAAACCAGAATCTATTGCCCTAACCCCTGGGCAAATCAACATCCTCGACCGCTTCGCCACTATCGAAGCTGAGATGGGGTGTGTGTTACGCGAGATAAGACGTGCAGCCGAATCGCTGCAACGCAAACCGAAGAGAAACAAGAAGCCCCTCCTACCCGCCAACCTCTACCTCATCTTCTTTTCATAGCAGCCACATGACTGACAAAGAAAGCTCCGACTTCCCTCGGTTCGAGCTACTGATTATTCATCGCCTCTCTGCCCTCGAAGAGCTTACTAAAGAGCAACACAAGGCGTTCGAGGACCTCAGAGTCGAACTTGCAACCCTGAAATCCGTAGTCCAAACGCGAACGACACTTATCTCAGGGGGCATCAGCCTTCTGGTGGCGGTCCTCGCGCTGGCTTTACCGCTACTGTTCTAGGAGACTCCTTGAAAGCACTCGTTGCTCTCTTCGCCGCCCTGCTGATAACACTCACTGTTCCAGCTTGTGCCGCACACGCAATCCCTAACATCGAGTGGAGCACGCTCAAAGACCCGGCAGAGCGCGCGGTTCTCTCGACAGTCAAAGTCACCACCCTCGAAGGAGATACCTTCTGCTCCGGCACCATCGTGAAGGGCACTGGGCTTATCCTAAGTGCTTACCACTGCTTCGCAGACAATGAGCCCTTCCTAATCAAGTGGAATGACTTTTCTTTCGCGGCGAAACTCGTCGTGGAAAACGAAGAGCAGGACGTGGCGGTCCTTCGCCCCCTAAAGGGCAGCATCCCGCTGGACGCTGGCGTTCCTCTGGCTGCTCGGGCACCGAAGCTCGGCGAGACCATCTTCGCCCTGGGGCACGCGCTGGGAGACCTTCTGGACTTCACGCTTACCGCAGGCATCGTGAGCCACGAACTGCGAGTCACCGAAGGACAGCGCTGGATGCAAGCCACCACCCCGCTAGTCGGAGGTATGAGCGGTGGCGGTGCGTACAACGAGCGTGGCGAACTGGTCGGAGTGAATCTCTTCGTGGTCCAACAGCCCACCCGCTGCTGGCAACCGCCGTGTCCATTTCAGGATATGCCTGTCTATGGGTTCGCCCATTTCGATGTCGTGACTGAAGCCCTAGGGGAAGGCGCGAGTCACTAAAATCTTCAAACGCCCCACACACGAGTAAACAATGGACCAAGTTATTTCCGTCATCGCTGACAACTGGGAGTATATCGTTGCAGCGCTTTTCGGGCTCCTGGCAGTCGCCAAGCTCGTCACCAAGTTCACCAAGACCAAGAAGGACGATGAAGTGGTCGAACAAATCGAGGACGTCGTGGAAGACGTACTCAAGAAGGACAAGAAGTAACATGCGCCTTCTTACTGCTATCGCCCTGTGCCTCTGTGTCTTCGCCTTCGGCTGTCCCAAAGAGAAGCGCGCCCTCAATGGCGCTCGCAAGGCAGTCGAGGTTGCCGCGGAGACCGTGCTCACCGTGGACAAGGCAGTCGCTGTGCTCTACTCGGAGGCGTCGGCAGAAGCCCTCGCAGCCTGTGAGACCCGCGAATGCTACGACGCGCAGCTCTACCACTGGAACAAGACCGTCGTGGCTGTTGCCATGATGAAGTTGAACCTGCTTGTGGTCGAAGCCTCTCTTGACGCCTGGGAAGCCGGGAGCCCGAACGGAAGGGATAACCTCCGGGACGCGGCTGCGTGCTTCCTTGAATCACTGGTTCGCCTGGAGGCGAGCCTCAACGTCGTGGGCGCGGACGTGCCCGCCCTCAACAATGGCATTAGCCTCGGACGGGACCTCTTTGGTCTTGGCGGAGTGGCATGCCCCGCAGGAGCTTCAGCATGAACTGGGGAGCTATCATCAAAGCCCTACCTAGCCTCCTGTCCCTGATTGCGACCCTCGTAGGTCGCCGCAAGGAGCCAGCGAAGCGGGTGGAGGAAGTCCTGGGCGGTCCTGAGACCCCCACTAACTCTCAGAAGGCGAAAGAAGCGGCTGACGCAGCTGCTGACGCAAAGTTCGGCGCGTGAGCGCCTCTGGCGGTCTGTTGACTGCCGGGTTCGGTACCCAGCACTCGTTGCTGGTAGCTTCGGGGGGTCCCCTGGTGTGGGGCTAGGGGACTCCCTGGGGCGTTTTTCCTATCAAGAAGTACAACCCCCACGAGAGAGCCACTAGAAGCCGATTTGAGGCGAGTGGAGCCCGACCCGGTAGGGGAACATGGGTAAACCACTCCGCGGGCTTCCTAGAGGCTCCAGCTGCCTCCCTGATGGGGGGTGCGCCGATACACGAGGCACAGCGCTGACCTATTCCGCAGAAGCCGACCAAGGACACGTACCCTTGCGTCGGTTTTTTTCGTTGGAGCCCTTGCTGGGGGCAAGCGGTAGTAGTAACTCGCCGGCAAGCCCTGTTTTGTCGGAAACACCAGCAACTTTGTTTTCAATGATTCCATATAGTTAGGTGGCGTTGTGCCGGTTTTGCATGTAAACCTCCCACACTATATATAAGGGGCAAACGTAAGCCAGACAGCTTGTAATAAGATGTAAAGATGGTGCTTGCCCGACAGCAAGTCTCTGTAAAGTGCTTGTAAACACCCTCTCAGAATGAAGGGTTTTTGCACAAAATGGCAGATTTGTTCCACAGACTGTAAACTTTGTTTGTAATGATTTCGCATAGTTAGGTGGCTTTACACCGGTTTTAGCACCGGACCTCCCACACTATATATAAGGGGCGAACGTGCCTCAACAAAAAAGGATAACCACAATGGCAACTATTATCAACTTTCCCAAGACCCAAACGCTCAACACTAACAACGTGCCCGCAAGTATGGTGCGCGCTGACATCCTCGTCCTACTTGAGGTGCTCAACAAGCAAGAGGGCTCTCTAGACCCCAACGCCTTCGTTGAGCCTCTCGGGTTTCTAGTGCAATATCTCGGTACGCTCGGGGGCACACAAGACGCAGCAGATTTTACCCGGAGGGTCGTCCGGGTCGTTGCAGACATGGACCACATGGCGCGTCAATGAGATATTCAAAAACCACAGAAGAGAATGAAAACCTTCGCCGGGAAAACGCCCGCCTCAAACAACGGGTGAGGGAGCTTGAGGACGACCTCCAACACGCCCTGTTTGAACTAGGCGGGGCACACTAGACCCCGACCCATAGAAACCAGCGCTCCGGGATGGGGACATCTCGGGGCATTGGTTCGTTCACATGAACACCCGTGAGCCACATCACAAACACCAGCGCGCACGGGAAAAATCCTTTTAGAAAACAATAACTTTCACGAGAATATGAAATGCCAAAAGACACCAACCTGTTTCAAAAACGAATGTTTCTCTTTCAACAAGCCTGTCAGCGAGAACGATTCGCTGAGCATACACGAGGCACGTTGTCCCTACATTGTCACCTCTGTGACTATAAGTTCCTACCAGGCGACAGCTACTACTCCGTCGGACTCTCCCCTTTCTACTGTCGTGGGTGCGCAGAACGGACGCGGCGCTCGGGTTCCCTGCTGGTCTTTGAAGTGCCCCTCCCAGGCGTACCAGAACCGTCGCCCTTCCGGGCGACTCGGGAGGCTAAATGAGTGTGCTTCCTCACAGGATTGTCACTTTGCTGGGCAGAGGGCACACGAAGGGCGAAAGAGCACACCCCAAAAACATTGAGATTCTAAACCTTGCTCCGAAACTAAATGGAACTTCATCAATAATACCAGACACTTACAGAGAATCGGAACCCAAACGACTGTTTAGTAGGAGGACAAAGCTCCTCGAAAGGAAATCAATCACATGACCACCCCCACCGAAGACACTGACCAAAGACTAATAAACATCTACGACCGCATCTGCGGAGTACACACGACCGTCGCGTATATCCACGGCTACCTCGAAGGTACGAACCGCATCATTGAGTCTAGGCGAAATCTCAGCCGCCGAGACCGCATTGTCAGCATCATCCTCGAAGGCTCTCTTTATTTGTTCGTTGGGCTCTTCGGAGTCGCGATTGGACTGCTGTTTTGATAAGACTCTCTAGCGCAACTGAAAGGGCACACCAATGACCAGACAAAACACGGAACTCGCAAACATCGCACTCAATACTCCAGACATCCTCTACTGGCTCGACGAAGACGAGCAGGAGGTATTGTGGTACCTAACCCGCGGTCTCAAAAACCTGCCTGCGCGGTTGGAGCCTATTGCCCAGGACACGCTAGCTCGCATTGAGCTAATCACTTTGGACCTGGGGCTACTATGACCGCAGAGGCGAAGAAAGAACTGGCATCGCCGGTTCGTTCCATTCCCAGAGTATGCCCGCACTGGAAGCATGTGTGGGAGAACTGCCCAACGGAAATGGTGTTGCGGGACAACCACGAGAAAGACGTATTTGTGCGTCTGAATAAGTGGTTCGCCGCGGCTCCCGACTCCGACCCGAACAAGAAGACCCCGTGCTCCTGCGGGCGCGACGATGCGTGGAAATGCTATTGGCGCTTTCAGCGGACGTTCGTGCTCGGACAAGGGCGCGCTGTCCCGACTGAGGACGCTCTCGGACTCACTCCAGAAGAACGCGAGCGGCTCCGTAGGGCGAAGGTTCGGGTGCGGTACGTGGCGTATCCAGGGAATCCAACGATTGACCGCGCTATCCAGCAAGCCGTGCTGAGGTTTGGTGTCGCCTTCTACCCGGACCCTGATTACCTCGAAAGTGAGGTGGGTGACACGTCGAGGGATAAAGGAGACAGACCTTTGTCCCTGTTTGATGGTTCTGAGGAAGACGCCGATGTCGTGTTTGACACCACGAGTGTCACAGACGCTAGCGTTATCAGGCAAGCATTACCTCCGGGGTATTTCGGATTGTCCCCCAAAGACCCGCTTCGACATCCCATCACGCGCTACTACGTCCCCAATATGGATTTCCGTTACGTGTGTGCAAGCGTCGCGGAAGAAGTCCTTAGAATGGAACGGAAAATCAAGCAAGACCTCAACCCACTAGCGTATCTGCAACACTTCCTACACGCCTTTGTCAAGATAGCGGTGAACGATATGAACTCGCCGGTGTCTTCGCCAGAGTATAAGGTGCGCCGCGGTGGATTCCCGCACGCGAAAGTAGACTATGCAGGTAACTACGAGAACGACGAACAGCTGTGGGGACAGGTATTCAGCGCTGACGTTGAGCACGAAGGTATCCATCGGCAGTCCTTCGTCCTGAATGATTGGGATGCTTTCAACACCGCCGCACAACACAACGACGATGAAACTGACCATGGAAACTGGGCAGCCTTCGTCGATGACAACCCCACCAGTGAAATGGACCATGACTAACAGTATTCTTGATGACCTTATTCTTGATGCAGACCTTCCCGAACAGGAAGGCTACTTCGCCTACGCCAGGCAGCTCGTTCTAAACGAGGAAAACCTCATCGTCTGGTTTGAGCCAGAACAGCAGATTGCGCTGCGACTCATCGAACTGGGCTATAACGAGGAGGAACACCGCGAACAGGTGCTCGAATACCTCGAAGAGCATCCCGATGGGGGCAGCGACCTCGCGGAAGCAGTCGTGACCGCCATTCACTACGTCGAGCGCGATGTTGAGGAGTTTCTTGCTGGCAGAGGGCTCGCTGTCGCCTGCGGCTTCCGAACCGGTTCTGGATTTGAGGACCCGTACTGTGACGACGAGTTTCTTGCTGATGACGAAGAGAGTTATGACTACTAAGACCAAAGATGCCGATGGAGTTGAGGTGGTTGGCGAAGTGACCAACCCCGCGACCGGCGAGAAAACCGCGTTGACCAGACGCAAGACTGGTCGCCCCTCATCCTTCACGGAAGAGATTGGGGAGAACCTCATCCGGTCTGCGGCGCTAAATCCATCCATCAAATCCTGTGGAGAGCAGCACGGTGTTCCCTACAGCACTCTGATGAACTGGCTCTCGCTCGGGGATGCCGGGGACCCGCGGTACATGGACTTTGCCTGTCGCTTCCACGCAGCCCGCAACTGGCTCAAGGAGAAGTGCATCCAGAACCTCATCGAGATTGCGGACGACCCCTCGCAGGGTGCCGCGGCGGTGCGCGCCAACGACATCCTTCTGCGCAAGCTGTACCCCCAAGAGTTTGGCGAGCAAATCTTCGTCTCGACGATGGTGCGCAAGGAAGCGGACGGGATTGACCTGTCCATCCTGCCCCTCGAAGAGCGCCGGCAACTCATGTCCGCCCTCCGCAAGCTGAAGGCACACAACGACCCGCACGGGCTCGAAGGGGAGAAGGAATGAGCGACCAACTTCAAGAGATGCTCGACCAGCTCGGCAGCATTGACGCGCTCTCTATCGAACTGGAGAAGCAAGCGTTTGCGCTGCCTGGGGGTTACTATGACTTCTTAGTCGCTGCGTGGAGCACGGTGGAACCTTCGCCCCTCATTGAGGAGAAATACGTTCACTTCCTGTGCGACCATGTTGAGGCTCTGATGCGCGGGAACCTCGAATCGGGGCGGCTCCTCATCAACATCCCTCCCGGTCATAGCAAATCGATGACTTGCGTGGTGATGTCCCTCCCGTGGCTCTGGACAATCGACCCCACGGCGAGGGCTATCTACGCGCACAAGGACCAATCGCTCGCGCGGGATATGGCACGTAAGACTCGTCAGGTAGTGACCTCGGAGTGGTATCAAGCCCGCTGGGGACACATCCAGCTGCTGGAGGACGCCACGAAGATTGACCGCTTCTCCAACAACCATGGCGGCGGGCGCGCTGCCGTGACCGTTCGACAGCAAATCACCGGCATGCACGCGCAAGGCAGGTTCGGCGGACTTGTGGTCGTGGACGACCCGAATCGACCGGACGACACACCCTTCGACTACGAGCAGGTGAACAAGTGGTACTCGCAGACCCTGCCCACGCGCTTCGGCGACTTGCAACAGGCGCAAATCTGCATCGTGCAGCAGCGCATCAGTAACTCGGACCTGTCCGCCTACGTGCTCGATAGCGATGAGGGGTACACACACGTCTGCTTGCCTATGGAGTACGACCCCGCACGCAAGTGTGTCACTCCGGTGGGCGAAGATTGGCGCGTGGAGCCGGGGGAGCTTCTGAGTCCCCAGCGCAATACTCCTGAGACCGTTGCTCGCCTCAAGGAAGTCTTCAAGGACCCTCGCATCGCGCAGGCACAACTGAATCAGAATCCTATTTTGGAGGATGGCAATATCTTCAAGGTTCATCACTTTGCCAACCGCTATGACCAGTTACCGCTGAACAAGCAGTTCACCATCTCGTGCGACCTCACGTTCACGGGCAAAGAGTCCTCGGACTTCGCAGTGTGTCAAGTGTGGGCGAACGGACTCGCGGAGGGCAAGCACTACCTCGCGGACCAGATTCGCCGGAAGATGGGCTTCACGGACACCGTGGACACCGTTCTCTTCCTCGCGAAGAGGTTCCCCAATACGCAGGTACTCATCGAAAAGAGTGCGAACGGCTTCGCTGTCATTGACCTACTGAAGAAGGCGGGACTTGATAACATTCACGAGATTGCTGTTGGCAGGACCGGCAAAGAACAGCGCGCAGCAACTGTCTCGTATCTATTCGACAGGGGAGAGGTACTCTTCCCGCAAAACGAGCCAATCTGGTTCGAGGAATATCAGCGCGAGCTAACAGGCTTCCCCGGAGGCACGCGCCACGACGACCAGGTTGACGCTACCGTCAACTATCTCTCCTGGGTAACGGGAAACACGCCCCTGGACCTAGCAAGCGCCTTCAAGTTCGCTGGTGAACTGGCGCGCAAACTTCGCTAACAACATACTCGACAAGGATTCAATATGGCTACCAAGAAGACCAACGGGGCGACCAAGAAGCCCTCAACCAAGAAAGCAGACGCACTGCTCGAAGGCATGAAGAAGCTAGATGGCTTCATCTCCTCGACCACGGGCGCAGGCATCGTCGGGACAGACAAGTTCACGAGCTACAGCTTCTCGCGACGGGCTGACCTGGACAACACGACCCTCGAAAACCTCTACACGGACAACGACATCGCGGCGACCATCGTGGAGCGCATCGTCAAGGATGCTCTTCGCGCAGGCTACAGCCTCGACTGGCAGGGTGCGGACGATGTGCTCGTGCGCGCTACCGTAGACTGGGCTGAGGCGAAATACAGCGTGACCTCCACCGTTGAGCGTTCACGTATCTACGCGCGGCTATTCGGTGGTGGTGCGTCGTTCATCGGCGCAGACGACGGTCTCCCCATGGACCAGCCCATGCTCGAAGGAGCCCCAATCGAGTTCCTTCGCCCCATTTCGAGCCCGGACCTTCTGCCGAAGCAGTGGTACATCGACCCCGCTGAGCAGAACTTTGGTCGTGTGGCGGTCTACACACTGAGCAGCCCGAACTTTGGCAAGGGCAGTAAGCAAATCCGAACGGACGTGGACCACTCTCGCCTCGTCGAGTTCTATGGTGTGCTCACCACGGACAAGAACTTCCAGAAGACCGGCTGGGGCGAGTCCGTGCTCCGTCGCGTCTACGACGTGCTCCTCAAGTTCGAGACCAGCTTTGACAGCATCCAGCACTCCCTCACGGAGAGCAGCGTGCCCGTCTACAAGGTCGAGGGTCTTCTCAACATGCTGGCGTCGCAGAACAGAGAGCTTCTGCAATCACGCTTCTCCCTCATCAACGCCGGAAAGAGCAACTTCCGCGCCATCGTGCTCGGTGAGAACGAGAGCTACGAGCGCGTGGCTGCACAGCTGCAAGAGGCGGCGAATGTCGTTGAGGCTGCGATGCTTCGCGTTGCCGGTGCCGCCCAAATGCCTGCCACCATCCTGTTTGGTCGCAGTCCTGCCGGAATGAACAGCACCGGACAATCGGACATGGAGGTCTGGTATCAGTCTGTGGCGCAGGAACAGAGCCTCGTGCTCGGACCCGCTATCCGCAAGCTCTACAGTATCCTGCTCGCGCAGCCGGACTCCCCGACGAACGGTGAGGTCCCCGCGGACCTGAAGGTTATCTTCCCGCCACTGTGGACACCTTCTCTGCAAGAGCAGACGAACCTCTACGCACAACGCGCCGGCGCGGACATCGGCTACGTCCAAGCTGGCGTGCTCAAGCCTGAAGAGGTTGCTGTCGCACGTGCGCAAGAGCCTGGGCAGTTCCCGAAGGTGGACATCATGCCGCGTCAGGAAGCCCTGGAACTTTCCGCGACCCCGGAAGCCGTTCTCCCGGAGCTTCCAGAAGAAGAGAGGTGACCGTGACTGACAACGACGTGCGCAGACTTTGCTTGAAGGCGCAGGAAGCCCTGGCTGAGTTTGACGAAAACCACCTGGACAACGCGCGGGCGGAGCTGTTCGCCCTCTATCTCCAGATTCGTGACCTCATCGAGGCAACTGACGGCGAAAGGAAGAGCCATGGCTCCTAGACTACCGGTCGAGCTAGAGCGTGAGTACGGGGTGTTCCGCAACCGCATCTTGCGGGGAACCTTCAACCTCGCAAGCCGGGCGCTCGCGCGCAAGGACACGCTCAACAAGCTGAGACAGGACGCGGAGGATGAGGTTTCTCCTGACCTAGAGGCACTCCTGGCGCTACTGGGAATCTCCATGGTGACTCTCCTCAACCAGGACAAGCTGAAGCAGCGGCTGCGAACTTTCGCCAAACGGCTGAGCGCACAGAAGCAGGCAGAGCTATCCCAGTTGCTGGGGAAGGTTGTGCTACCCCCGTCGCCCCGGACCCTAGAGCGCTGGGTGGAAGACCAGGCGAAGGCTATCACAGTCTCCGTCGAGACTTGGCTCGCTTCCGCGAACGAGCAGGTGGCTGCTGGACTCCGCGAGGGGCAGAGCATCGAACAGGTGCGGGCTGCCCTGGAGAAGAGCGCGAACCAGGCTGGTCTGCTTGGGGCTGCGGCGGCTTCCGCCTCCATCCTAGCCCTCAACTCCCAAGTGGTGTCTGAGGTGGCGCAGGAGGCTGGAAGCACGGCTTACCGCTGGGTCACGGAGAACGATAGTCGCGTTCGTGAGAACCACCGACCCCTGCACAACACCATCCAGCTGTGGGCGAGCCCCCCAGAGGGAGGCGGCACCAAGCCCGAAGACTACGGGCACCCCGGAAGTGGGTGGGGCTGCCGATGTATCAGCGTGCCCCTTGCTGGGACCCAAACAATCCCCATTTCCATTTCCATGAATATTATCAAGGGCTTATGAGAGGAGCCCATCTGAAAAAAGCCCACTTCTAGAATATATAGGAGGACACCACCATGAGAGAACGTATCAAGACTCTAGCTGACCTTAGTGAAGCCGTAGAGAAGGCTTTCCTGACCTACGGTCGAGGAAGCAAAGAACACCTAGCCGCCCTGGATGCCTACAACCGGTTCACGGGGCGAACAAAGGAAACCAGCCGATGAGAGAATACCTGAAAAAGGAGCCATTTCCGGCGCATCTGTTCTCGGTTGCCGTGAGCGACAACCCGAAGCTGAAGTATGTGTTCGCCAAAACCCATTATGGCGAAGATGCTCTCGGGTACTACTGCCCGACAGACAAGGGGCTCCGGGCGCTAGTGAAGGACGCGATGACCCAAGCCCTTGATGCTAGCCTTCCGCTTATCGTCCTGGTGGCGAAGCGGGGTGCCCGAATGTCCCCGGCTGAGACTGCGCTTCAAGATAAGTTGACGGAATATGTTCGAGAGATTTCCACAAATATCGTCTTTCCGGAGTTTCGCTCCCACGAGCTTTCCGATGGGAGTCGGACCTGGGGAATCTATGAGGACTCCCCCTCGCCAAACATGCCGGTGAATCCCCCCCTTGTCGCCACGGGAGTCGGCAAGCGTGAGGTTGGGGCTTTCCCCTTCTCGGATGTGTGGAAAGACGTCGGCGGCTGGTCCTGCGACCCCGATGATGATTTCGCACGGAAAAGCGCAGAGACCTTCACGGAAACCTCTCTGGACACGCTCTC